GACAGGCCCAGCGTGTAGCCATACTCCTCCTCCTCGTGCGCCATGAACGTGGTGTTCAGGAGCACCGACTGGTTCGCCGGCATTTCACGGCCGCCGCCGTCGAGCGTGCCGGCCGGGAGGTCGAAGGCCACGCCGCCGTCGCCGTTCCGCATGATCCAGTCGAGGCCCACGGTCTTGTTGCACCGGATGCGCTCGATGACGTCCGGGTTGGTGAACAGGACCTGCGTCTCGACGTCGACCTCGATGTTGCCGACGTTCAGATACTTCGGCCCCAGCTTGGCGATGACCTTCTCGCCCGCGACGTTGTTGGTCAGCGTGAAGGTCGCGCTCTTGAAGTCGGTCGTCAGGCCGGCCTCGTCGACGTCCTGCGCGCGGAGGCGGGCGATATCCGACGCGGAGCCGAAGCTCTCCGTCTGGCCGCCGGCCTTGGCGTCGGCCGCGTTCAGCGCCCGGACCGTGTTCGGCTTGAGCGTGTCGGTGCCGACGAAGCCCAGCGTGACGGTCGCCTTGCCCGAGAGCGGGATCGAGACCGACAGCGCGTCGGCATAGTTGCCGAGGCTGTATTCGTAGCCCGTCGCGCCACCCGGCATCAGGTTCGGCGAGGCGAGTTCGAACTGATTCGAGATCTCGCGGTAGTCGGCATCGTTGACGTCGACGTTGCGGATGAACTGGCCGAACAGCAGGTCGACCCGGACGCCAGCGCCGCCGGCCCCGGTGTCGGTCCCGTCGTCCGCCACGAGGGCCTCGTCGGTCTTGTCGAGCGTCAGCTTGTGCTGCTCGACGATGCGGACTCGAGCAAAGCCCGTGTTCTCCGGGTTGAAGAACTGGTGGGCCACGTCGAGGCCGCCGAGGTGGATGGTCTGGCCCTCCGCGATTCCCGTGGTCGTGAAGTCGAGCGCGGTGCTGACCAGGTTGCCGTCCGCGTCGATTTCGAGGTCCCCGGCGGCGGCGCGAAGGCCGGCCACCATGACCTCGACCAGCACGCCAGCGTCCGGGGCTTCGGCCGTGTTGCCGGCCGCCTTGATTTCCGTCGCGGCGGCGGCGTGCGCGGCCGTGATCGGCTTGAGGCCGTTGTTGGCGTCGTTCACGAAGCCGTCGACGTAGATCAGGCTGGTCGCGCCGGCACCGGCACCGACGTAGAGCAGCTTCGCCGCCTGCGGGGCCGAGAGGGCCGGGACGGTGTAGCCCGTCGCGGTAGCGGCCGAGGTCAGGTAGGCGTCAGCGCCCACGGCCCGGCTGAACAGGAACGCCTCGGCGAACAGGCGCAGGTGGGTCAGGGTCAGGTCGGCCTCGATCTCGACCGCGCTGTCGAGGTCGGTGACGACGCCCTTGCGACGGGCGCGGGCCTGACTGATCGGAGACCGGGCCTCCTTGCTGATCGTCGTGCCCCACGAGTTGATGCCGTTCGGCTCAAGCTCATACCACTGCGGCGAAGCCGGCAGCACGCCCAGCGAGGCTTCGCGGGCAAACGAGAGAGTGGTTCCATTCGTGATAACCCGGCCCATTAGTGCCTCCTCTTAGTTGTGCTCTTCATAGTCAAAGCGGCCTTCGACGGATAGTCCCAGCCACCGCCCGTTCTCGACCTGACCGGACTGACCCGGCTCGACCTCGGCGAAGCGAATGTCGTGGGTGTTCTGGATGCGGCAGTTCTCGAACAGCTTGGCGAGGTAGTCGCCCGCGTCGGAGATATCGCCCACGCCGTCGCCCGGCGGTTTGAACAGCTGCCCGAAGATCATGCCGACCCGGTCCATCTTGCGCCGGCCGGGACCGCCCAGCGTGCCCTGACCGCCCGGCATGCGCTTGACGGAGAAGCGGACCCACATCCCGGCCGGCGGGTCGATCTTCTCGTCCTCGAACACGAAGGGGGTGCGGTAGACGATGGGGTCCGCGCCCGGGTCGACGATCCAGCCGGTGCGGAACCGTTGGTAGAGCGCCTCCTGAACCTCGCGCCAGACGGAGGGGTTGAACGCGCTCACCGCTTCGGCCTCGGCTTGTTCGCCCGGGCCGTCGCGGCACGCGACGATCGCGCGGCCTGCGAGCCGGCGCGGCTGTAGGTCATTTGGATGGCCTTCTCGATGGCGATCTGCACGAAGCCCCGGGGCGACTGACCCGAGTGCCCGCCGTTCAGCGCACCGATGTAGGGGACGTTGTTGGTCGAGAAGATCGGGCCGTCCGTGTTGCGCCACGAGAGCACGTCGTTCTCGCCGGCCGTGGCCTCGGCCGCACGGGCCGCAATCTGGCCGGCGGTCGGCTCGCGCACCTGGTCGGCCAGCTTGTCGATGAACGGCTCGCCCACGCTCGGGACCCAATTAGCCGACGCCCAGCCGGTGTCGATGGGGGTCCCGAGCGGCGGGGACGAGCGCAGGTTGGCGTTGACGTTCAGCGCGAGGGCGATGACCTCGCCCCGCGTGAAGCGGTCCAGATCGGCCACGATGAAGTCGATCTGGTCCGTCATGGCCTACTCGGCGTCAGACGGGCCTTCGCCCGCCGTGCCGTGTGCGTCGCCCTCGGGGCCGATTTCAGCGCCTCCGACGACGGAAGCGGCCGGTGAGGCATTGTTGGCCGTATCGCCCTGCCCGCCCGCGCCATCGGTTTCTGCATTAGTCCCATTCTGCACGGCCCGCTGTGCGCGCCCTTCCATGATCTTGCGGGTCAGGTCAGGCTTGTTGTCGTCGCTTTCGACCACGACGCCCTCACGCTCCGCAATGGCCAGCAGATCGTCCTTGGTGACGCGAGCGCCCTTCTTCTTCCCGGTCTCGGCGTCGTCCTCCTGCCAGACGGTCAGGTCGTCGGTCGGGGCGACCTCGGCGTCCTCGCCGTCCGGGGCGGCGGCCTCGGCGTCGCGGAGGCGTTCGAGCGCCAGACGGTTGCGCTCCTGCTCGGGGGTCTCGACCGGGGTGGCGTGGACCTCGTCCTGATAGCCGGCCAGCTTCGACGCGTGGAGGCGGGTGGCCATGGCGAGGTCGACCTCGCCCGGGCCAGCCGGGTTCTCGACGATCGCGAGCGGATATCCGACCGGCAGGGCGTGGCCCAGAACGGTCTTGGCGGACGCCATGACAAGACGGCGATTCGGGTCAAACTTGTTCATCGTGCACTCCCTGCGCTTTGAGACTGGTTCAGATACACCAGCGGCCGACCCTCGCATAGAGAGCCGGCCGCCATTGCCTCGTTACTCCCGGCCGGGCGGACTACGGTCCGACCGTGCCGGTCGTGCCGTCGCCGCCTTCGCCGTCACCGTCGCCATTCGCCTCGGCCGCCGTGCCGTCCGCGACCTTCTGGTCGTTGATGACTTCCGCGCCGTTCGGCTGGTTGGTGCCCGGCTCGTTGGGCTTGTCGCCGTCGACCGGCTTCTTGTCCTGATCGGTCATGGTCACGTTCTCCTCGTTGGGTTCCCCACCCTCGGTCTGAACGCTCTCGCTGTCGTTGGTGTCCCCGCCCTCGTCGGCCTGCTCGGTCCATTCCGCCGGCAGGGCGGTGTCGGCCGGGGCCTCGCCGGCACGCAGCTGGGCCACGGCCTCGCGGGCGTTGTCCTCGCCCTGCACCTTCAGGCTGACCGGCTCGTCCGCGCCCTCGGCCGGTTCGACGCCGTCCTTGGTGATGGCATACCAGCCGTTCTCGCCGGCCGTGAGCGTGTAGCCCTTGTAGCTGTCCGGCTCCCCGGCGGCGTTGAGTTCCTGCTGGCGGGCCTCGGCGGCCTCGCGGCCCTGCACCTTCTCCGGCTCGTCGAGCCACGGTGCGTTGACCTCATACCAGCCCCCGCCCTCGCCTTCCTCGACCGTGACGGCCGAGCCGCCTTCGATGAAGCCCAGCGGGGCACCGGCTTCGCGCAGCTCGGCCAGACGCTTCTCGGCGTTGACCTTGCCCCGGACGACTTCCGGCTCGTCCAGCCACGGCGCTGTGATGGTGTAGCGACCGCCGGCCGGGCCGGTCATGGTCACCTGCTCGGTGGGCTGATCGTCGCTGGCGACGGCCTCACCGTGGTTGACGGCCCGGGCCTCATACTGCCGGGCGCGGAGGCGGTCTGGGACCCCCTCGGGATTGAAGGGGGCACCCGGCGCGTAGGCCACCCCCATGAAAGTGAAGTCCCGTGCCGCCACCAGCGGTAGTTTCGGATCGAAACGAGGGCGAACGGCCACGGGACTTCTCCTTCGGTTAGGTCAGGTTAGGCAGTGACGAGGACGTCGGTGATGAACACCGCGAGGTCGTCGCTGACCTTCTTCATGCCAAAGGCCTGACGCGAGTGGAAGTAGTCGCTGTAGGCGCGACCATCGCGACCGCGCGAGATAACCCCGCCGAAGTCGTTGGTCTGGCCCGGGACCAGGCTGTCCCACGCGAACGTGGCGATCGCCGTGGGCGAGTTCAGCGACGGGGTCGGGTCGATGTAACCCAGCCACATCGAGTTCGGGTCGACGATATACTGGAGGTCCTCGCCCCCGTTATTGTCGCCCGGCAGGCGTTCCTCGGCCGCGTTATACATCGACCGAGCGACCCGCAGGTTCTCGACCTCGAACATGGCCGCCATGACCGCGTTCGTGATCGCCGCGCTCGACGTATACTTGATGCGGTCGACGAACTCGGGGTGGTTCTTCAGCCGCTTGCGGACGTTCGAACCGAGGACCAGCGTGTTCGGCTCCATGCCGGTGCCGGCGCGGATGCGCTCCTTCCAGTCCTCGATATCCGAGAGCGGCGAGGAGGCGTCGTCGGCCCACGACAGGAAGATATCGTTGGCCTCGTCGGCCGCGAGGCCGCCGGTGACTTCCATGCCCCAGACACCCGACACGAAGAACGACGTCGCCCAGATGCGGTCGGCGCGGATCATCTGCTTGGTGGTCAGGAGGCGAGTGGCGTTCTCGTCGAGGCGGTTCTGGATGCGGCTGTTCTGCCGGGTGCGGTCGTCGATGACGTGCTCCAGCGCCCACTCCTCGGCCATGTAGGCATCTTCCTTGATGCCATAGCTGACCTGCACGGGCCGGCCGCCGAGCGGGCGAACCTTCGCCTCGTCGCGCCAAAAGTAACCGGGCGGGTAGACGTCGAACTTGCCGGCTTCCTGCGTGACCGGGATGCGGCTCGAGGCGGCCCCGGCGACGAACACACCGTCCTGCATCTGCAGGCCGTAGCTGTAGTTCGTCAGATATGCGTCCGGGTTGGTGTCCCCGGAGATTGCCTTGCGGATGGTCATTTCACTTCTCCAGTTCCGAGACCCGGACGCGGGTCCCCTGCAAAGGTTCGTGGTTGAAGGTTAGACGCCGAGACCGGCGCGGTCGACTTCGATGAGCACGAGCTCACCGTTGGCGGCGGCGGTCATGGCGACGCCGAACTGCTCGTGGCCGGCACCCACGACGCGCACCTTGCCGGCGGCGTCGGAGGTCACCTTGTCGCCCACGGCAATCGCGGCACCCGCCACGGCCTTCAGCTGGTTGCCGGTCTTGATCGACGTGTGTGCGCCGACCGGCTTGCCCTCGCTGATGACGCCCGCCACCTTTTCGCCGAGACCGGCGAGGGCGAAACCGCCCGCGACGCGCTTGGCAAGGAAGAACTCCTTGCCGGTCAGGTCGACCGTCGACGGCTGGCAGTCCGTCTGCGACCCGGTGAACTTTTCAACCGTCATGTCTTTTCTCCCTCAAAATCGAGCGGGTTGCCGAAGCCCGGGGTTAGGCTTCGTCCTCGGCCGAAGCCTCGGCGGTTTCGGGATAGGCCTCCGCGAAGAGGGCCGGCTGCTCGACACGAGCCTTCGACATGGCGTCGGCCATGCCGATCTTGTCGCGGCCCATGATCTTGTTGACCTCGGCGTTGAAGTCGGTCCGCGCCTTGGCCACGCCGCCCGAGACCTCGGGAGCCTCGACCGAGCCGAGCGACTTGAACGCGCCGTTGGTGGCCTTGTTCATCGCGCCAAGCGACTTGATGACGTCCTTGCCGGCGTCGGTGTCGAGGCCCAGCTGGGCGGCCGTCTTGAGCATCGAGGTCGCCGTGGCGAGCGCGACGTTCGGGAACTCGGTCCGGGCGCGCTTCTCGATAGCGTCGCCCTGACGGTCCGACTTGAGCACGGCGATCTCGGCCGCCTGCTCGTCGAGGCGCTTGGCCATGAGGACCGCCGCAGCGCCGTCCGACTTGCGGAGTTCGACGCCATCGGCGGTCGTGTAGACGACCGGGTCGGTGGCGTTCGCCTTCTCGACGGCGGCGTTCTGGTCGTCGGCCGAGAGGGCGAGGAACGCGGTCTGGCCGGCGGCGTCGAGGCCGTCGAAGTGCTTGCGGATCGGGTCGGCCATCTTGAGGATCGCGACCTCGCGCTGCAGGCCCTTCACAACCTGGTCGTTGCCGGTCGAGCGAGCCTTCGCCATCTTGGCGAGGTCCTCGTTGGCGTCGAGAGCGTCGACCGCGTCGAGCGCGACCGCCGCGTCGATGATGGCATTGGCGTCCGCGACCGTCGACTTGGCGATGGCGAAAGCCGAGACAGCAGCCGTGAGGGCCGCCTTGGTGGTGATCTTCATAGTCTGCTCCTCTTGCTGCACGAGCCATTTTTCCACGGCCTGCTCGACGGCCGATTCGAGATTGGTGTCCGCGTTCTGGCCGGCTTCCCGGGCCAGCGTCGCGGCGGTCTGCGCGATGGTCTGCATCGCGGCGGTGAAGCCGGCGGTCGCGGCGGTGCCGTCCCCGCCCTCTGCCAGTTCGTCGGCAAGGGCGGTGCGGAAGGCCTCGCGGACCGCATACTGGTTGTCGAAGGCGCGCCAGAAAACGTCGCTGATGCGCTCGCTGACCAGCTGGGCGTTCAGCGCCTCCTCGAAGGTTTTCTTGGCGATGGCCAGCGTCGGGTCGCCCGGGGCGCGCTTGATGATGGCGACCGTGGCGTGCTCCTGACAGGGCAGGTCAACGGCGGCGATCTTGTCGAGGCGGATGCGGGTCAGCTTGCGACGCGTAGCCATCAGGCGACTTCCTCTTCCTCGTAGTCGACGCGCTCGCCCGTGATCGAGAACCCGGTGTAGGTCCCGTCCTTGAACTTCTTGAGCACGTCATCGTCGCCCGGGTGGTAGCCGACGACGAGGCCGGTCTTTTTGACCTGCCAGTCGAGCGCCTTGGCGATCTCCTCGGTGACCGGGAACATGAAATAGTAGGAGCCGACGTCGGGGCCGGCGTGCTGCTCGTCGCCGGGCAGCTGCGTGCCGGCTTCGGCCGCGTCGATGGCCGCCTTGAACATCGCGTCCTCGGTGATGTTCTCGGGGACGCGCTGGCCCTTGTGGACGCCGTCCTGATCGACGTTGAGGTCGTAATAATCCTCGAACTCGCCGTCGAACGAATCGCGGGTCTTGCTGACGATCGCCATGCCGAACACAAGGCCGTGCTCGTCGTCGACGTTCAGCACGTCGTTGACCTTCACAATCTTGCTTGCAGCCTTGGTCACCGACGCGTTCCCCTAGACGGGTGTTCCAGTGCTTTCGGTGGTGGGCCGTGCCCCGTCTCTTACAGCGACTCGGGCCGCTTTGCATAGTCCCCCGTTCAACCCCGCTTTCGCGGCTGTCGAATCCGGGTCAGGAGGGCGCACCGGCACTGGATCGTCTCCTTCGCCGGGGCCTCGGGATCGCCGGGATATCGGAGCTCTCCGTTCTCCGTCACCCACGTCTCGCCCCAGCTGCGCTTTTGCCCGTTCAGGAACATGTGGGTCCGGCGCTCGCGGCCGTCGATTCGAGTGCGCCACTCGCGCGACAGGTGCTCGGCCTGCAGCGTGCCCGACGCGATGGCCTGCCGGTAGGCTTCCTCGTTGCCCTGATTGACGGCGCGCATGGCCTCGGTCCGGCCGATGACCTCCGAGCGGTGCTTGACGTAGCGGGCCGTGTAACGCTCGACCATCCAGTCGATCTTCTCTGGGGGGAGCGGCCGGTTGGCGCGGGCCGCCGCGAGGATCGACTTGTCGCCCCGGCCGTCGCGGAGCGCACGGCCCAGCGCGTTCTGCGCCGCGTCGGGGTCCGTCCCCACTCGCTCGAGCGCGGCCCGGTAGCTGGCCACGTGGGTCCACTGCTGCTGGGTCAGGCCGATGCTGTCGCGGAAGTTGCGGGCCTGCTCGCGCGGGTTGAGGCCGCCCGCCACTCCCGACTGCAGGGCGAGGCTGGTGGCGCGCAGCTGCTCGGCGCTGAACTCGCGGATCAGTTCGAGCCGGGACGCCTGCATGGCCGCCACGGCGTAGAGGTTCACCTGGTCGAACACGATCCGGCCGAGGCCGGCGTTCGAGAGGAAGTCCGACGTCGACTGGCCGGACGTCACGAAGGCGACGTTCGACGCGGCCCCGAGGCTGTCGGCCGCGTGCTGCAGCCGCGCCAGCGCGTCGTTCACCCGGCCCTGTTCGAGCTCGGTGGCCAGCGCGTCGAGGTCGACCTCGTTCTTCAGCTCGGAGATGGCGGTGCGGAAGATATTGGCGATCCGGGTTTCCTGCTGGTCGACCAGCCGGTTCAGCCGCTCGGCCGGGTCCTCGACCGTCTCGTCCGCCTTCAGGACGGCGCTCATGCGCTCGAACAGCGTCTCCACGGGCTAGACCCCGTCAGGGCCGCGACGGTCCCGGCACAGGTAGGTGAACACGGCGCTCGCCGGGTCCCGGTTGATCAGCTGGACGGCGTAGAGCGTCTGCCCCTCGATCTCGACCGCGTCGTTGCGCTGGGGATGGCCGCCGACCGGGATGGTGTCACCGATCAGGACCGCCTTGCGATCGTTCAGTTCTACCTCGACGCCCGGCGGCGGGTCGCGGGTGAAGTCCTCCCAGAACCCTTCAATGCCGGTGACGACGGCCGGCGTCTTGGCCCGCCCCCCGGTCAGGTTGTCGGGGTCGCGCTCGCCCTCGACGTTCCGGGTGATGGTGACCGGGAACAGCTGGCCCACCATGTTGTCGGCCACGATGCCGGCGATATCGACGCCGAAGAGTTCGCTGCCCATCAGTCATAGTCCCCGGCCGCAATGGGCCAGTCCCACGGATAGCGGCCACCAAGGGGCCGGCACCCGCCGCTGGTTCCCGAGAAGTAGGCGGCGTCGTTGACCGTCGCGCTGCCGAGACCGAGGCACATCAGGCCGGCGTTGTTCAGCAGGTTCCACAGCGCGACCGGGAGCGGAGGGCCGCCGTCGACCGGGGAGAAGAACTCGACCTGCGCCGACCCGGCCTTGACCGACTTGATGTTTGAGTTGCCCGAGGCGTCGGCGAACAGCTTGGGCTTGGCCAGCAGGTCGGCCGCGAGCATCGCCGTCACCTCCGCGACGACCGGCGGGACCGCGTCGAAGGCCGGCGCGCCGTCGCACCACGGCAGGGCGAGCAGCATCCTGGTCGCGCTGATCAGGCCGCGCATCTTAGCCTCCGGCTCGCGCAGCGCCCACGCCGCAGCCCGGGTGACGTCCCCGGCCAGATAGAGGTCGGCCGACGCGACGTCGGTGAAGACGTCGTATTCGTTCCCTCCGAGAGTGACCTTCACCATCAGCGCGGCCTCCGCTTCTGCATATTCCGCCGGGACCGAAGGACGCGGCGCTTCGCCACGGCCTTGTCCTCGGGGTTGGTCTCCATGTTGTCGTTCTCGGGGTCCTTCGGCTCCGGCTTCGCGGCCGGGTCGCCACGGTTCGGATTAAGGGACAGGTCCATCTCGTCGCCGCGCTCCGGCGGGCGGGTCAGGCCGAGCAGGTCATAGATTTCGCCCACGGCCGGGTCGTCGGGCATGAGCGGCGCGCCAGCCTGCGCCAGCTTGGCGAGGCTGTCGAGGACCTGCTCAATGTCGCGGTCCGAGATCTCGTTCACGCCCATCTGGGGGCGCAGTTCCTCGGGCACGTTGTTGAGCTCTGACCACCGGGACAGCAGGTCGCGGTCGTAGATTTCGCAAAGGTCGAGCAAGGTGCTCGTGACGGTCAGGTAGAACGTGCCCACCTTCGAGCGGGCCAGCGCCAGCGATCCGCCCCCGTCGCTGCCGAGCAGCAGGTGCTCGACGCCGAGGATGCGGGCCAGTTCCTGATTCATCCGGTTCACGGCGTTGGCCATGGCGTCGAACGACTGGCTCTCGCCGTTCAGCAGTTCCATGGCCCACTTGGGCACGGACGAGGGAGTGGTGGCCTTGTCGGCCGTCTGGCCGAGGTAGGTGTCGGACGGCAGGAGGACGCCCGTCTTTTCGTTCCGAACGTGCTTGTTGAGGAAGTCGCGGAGCGGGGCGAGTAGGCTGGTCCGGCGGGCCTCGGCCTTGGCCCGAGCGTCGCTGCCCTCTGGGCCGGCGTCGACGACCTCCTGCCGCAGTTCGCCGAGCGGGGCGCGGGCAATCGGGATGCCGCGCAGGTCGGTCGTGAACCCGATCTCCTCCAGTTCGAGGAACATGCGGAGGCGGCCGGCAGTCTTGGCCATGTGCCGGAACAAGCCGATGCCCTCGGGGCTGTCGGTCAGGGTGTCGTCGACGGCATAGATGATCTTCGACCGGGGGAGTTCGACGTCGCCCCGGCCGGGCACGCGCTGAACGACCGACTCGACCGTTCCACCCGCGTCCCGCTTCCACCGGGCGATGGTGCGCTGGGGGCGATGCTCGACGTCGAGGAAGCCGATCCGGCCGTCCTCCTTCTTGACGGCGGTCCACTCCTGAATGCTGAACCCCTGCAGCCGGAAGGCGGCGGTCTTGCGGACGATGCTCGACCAGCTGGTGGTCATCCCGAACAGGTCGTCATAGGCCTGGTCGGCGAACTCCTGCGCTGTCTTGAGCTGGCCTTCGTCGAGGTCCTCGGGCGGGTTGACGGTCCAGACCGCGTTGCTGATCAGGTTGAGGAACAGGCGGACGCCGGCACCGACGATCGCGACGTCCCGCACCATCCGGTCGAACTCGTCGAATCGGCGCGAGCCGACGAGGTTCAGTTCCCGGTCTGGCTCGTCGAAAGTGCCGGCACCCTCGCCGGTCATGACGTTCCCCGTCGTGCGGGTCGTCCCTAGCGTCTGGGTCGGGGCGGCCTTCCCGAATACGGCCTCACCGACCCGCTTCATGATGCTGTCCGCCAACGCCCGGCCTCCTGATTGTCCGGGCCGTCATATCGCAGCGCGGGCCTGCGGTCTACGCGGCGTCGTCCTTTGCCCCGGCGGGGCGGCCCGGAGCGTCGTCCCCGGTGAAGCCCTCGGGAAAGCGGCTCGGCCCCGGCTGCTCGGCCGTGGGGTCGGCGTCGGGCTGCTCGGCCTTCTCGACACGGAAGTCGATGGTCGCGCTCATGACGATCTGGCCGGCCATCTGCCCGGGGTTGCGGCCGACGTGGCCGTGGGTGACGAGCGTGACCTCGGCCTCGTCGGGAAGCCCGGCCAGCTGCTCGTTGATGGCGTCAGCCAGCGCGTTGGGCATCTGCTCGTTGGCGGCGGCGAACTCGCCCACCTGCGCGACGGCTTCCTTGGGGGTGCCGGCGGCGTTGAAAGCGAAGGACATGGTCGACTCCTGTAAGGCGCAGGCCCGGCCGCAACCCCGGGCTTTCTGGGCGGGTCCGGTCGACCGCAGGCGATCCGGGTCCCACGCTGACCACTGCGGTGGCCCTGCGCCGTCGAGGTTTCTACCGGGAGCGGGCCGGCCCTACAAGAGCCGCGCCGCTGATGCAGCACTTCTTGAACTTGCGGCCGGAGCCGCACGGGCAGGTGGC